TGCCGGCGATCGTCGAGGAGATGGACGCGCGCCGCGAACAGGAGATCATGCTCGTGGAGAACACGCAGCGTTCCGATCTGACGCCGGTCGAGGAGGCCGACGGCTATCAGGGGCTCCTCGACCTGGGCATGCAAGTCAAGGAGATGGCCGAGAAGACGGGGCGGAGCGACCGTTTCGTCCGAAAAAGGTTGAGGATCGCGCGCATCCCGCAGGAGACGCGCGACATGGCCTCCGACTTCAGCCAACTGACGCTTGACCAATTGGACAAGCTCGCGGAGTTCGAGTCCGATCCGGACATGCAGCGGGAGCTCGCACGGTCGAAGGATTTCGAATGGACGTACCGGAAACTCTCCAAGGCAAGGGATGGCGCCAAATGGGTGGAGGAGGCCGACAAGGCTCTGTCCAGGGCGGGAATCAAGGTCGAGTCCTTTCCCGGGGACAAGCAGTACTGGAATTGGACTCCGCGCGGCTATAGGTACGAACAGACGATCCACCCGGGTGACGCCGCGTTCTGGAAGCGGTTCACCGGTTTGGAGGCATGGCCGGAGCTCCGCGTCTTCTTCCAGGACGAAAGCTTCACCCTGTATCGGCCGATTCCTCCGGAACAGCTGGAGAAGGCCGAACGCGAGAAGGCCGGACAACGCGAGGCCAAGGCCCGCCGCGGGGAACTCGACCGCCAAGCCCGCGAATTCGAGTCCATCGCCAAAGCCAACCGCATCGCATGGTTGAAAACCAACCTCCACACGCTCACGCATGAACGGACGGTGGCGGGAATCTGCGAGCTCGTGCGCGTGGAGACGGTCGGACGCGGGTCTCAAATCCCATACCAGCCAAGCCATGGCGAGGGCGTCGTGGCAACGCTCGTCGGGTTCGGTTGGAGCCTGCCGATAACCGAGCATGGCGGCGACCACTGGTCGTTGGAATGCGAGGAGAACCTCGACGCGATCCGCAGGACGCTGGATGACAGGCCCATGCGGATCCTCGACGTGCTCGCCGCACGACAGGAGGAGAACGCCGACTGGCATGCATGGCGCACCATGCGCGGCGTGGAGGACATGCGCGCCTGGTACGACGCGCTGGAACACCTCGGGTACAAGCCCAGTGCAGAGGAACGCGAGGCGCTCAAGGGCGCGTATCTCGATAAAGGAGACGATGAATCATGAGCATGAAGGCATTGGAATGGGCGATGTACCACGTGCCCGCCGAAATGGTCAAGGGAGCGCTCCTGCGCATCCTCCTCGCGCTCGCGGACCACGCCGACACCGAAGGACGCGGCGCGTTCCCGTCGCAGAGGAGACTGGTCGCGCTGACCGGATACAGCCGTCGAACCATCCAGAACGGACTGCACGCCTTGGAAGCCGCCGGACTGATCGTCAAGGGCGACCAGAAGCTCACCGCGCACTACCACCACCGCACCGTCGTGTGGGACCTCACGATGACGGATTTCAGAGGCGCAAAAAATGCGCCCCAAGAAAACAACGGGCTTGAGGCGCAGTACACTACGCCCCAAAAAACCGTAGGGGCGCAACTTGGGGCGCAAAAAACAGCCACTAGGGGCGCAACTAGAGGCGCAATATGCCTGCGCCCAAACCTATATAAGGAAGAACCATATATAGAACCGAGAGAGAGTAACGCGCGCGCGAGAAAAACAACACAGATCCCAAGCGACTGGAGACCATCCGACGAACACCGGGCGCTCGCCGACAGGCTCGGCATCGACTGCGACGCCGAAGCACGGAAATTCCAGGACAGGGCGCTCGACACCGGCACCCAGTCGGCCGACTGGGACGCGAAATTCCGCATCTGGCTCATGCGCGGCCACGAACTCGGATACGCCACCGCAAAAAACCAAAAGACGGTCCGCAAATACACATGGGCGTCCGACGAGGTCAAACGCATCGTCGGCACCGACCTCGAAGGCACCGATGACTGGATGGCGCTCGCGTGCAGGGTCGCGGAGCTGTTGAACGAGGGCGTGGATCCGGCTGAATTGTCGGAACGCATGGCGTCGTTCGAACAGATGTTCGATGGCGGTGAGGCGGCGTGAGCGGCTGGCGCGACCATGCGGCGTGCCTCGGCATGGATCCCGACATGTTCTTCCCGAGCCCGCAGGACACGGAGGCGGTCAGGCAGGCGGAACGCGTCTGCCGTGGCTGTCCCGTCAGGCGCCGGTGCGCCGAATGGGCGGCCGTGCATTCCCGTGTCGGCGGCTATGCGTTGCAGGGCGTGTGGGGCGGGAGGCTTCGCAAGGGGAAGGTGGACCTGTGAGCAGGAGATTCGAGGAATCGAAGCCGGTGGTGGCCGAACGGCAGGGCTGGCATTGCCTGCGCTGCGGCGTGAACACGCATGGCGACGGGTGGCCGGGCCATTCGACGCACCACCGGCAGTCCCGCCGCTTCCATGACGATTCGCCTGCGAACCTCGTGCGTCTGTGCGGTTCGGGCACGACGGGCTGCCATGGCTGGGTGCACGCGCATCCGATGGAGTCGAAACGGTTCGGCTGGATCGTTCCGGGCTGGGTGGATCCGCGTGACGTGCCGGTCAGGGACTGGCGTGGCGACTGGCTGCTGCTCTTGGATGACGGGACGGCCAGACGCCTCACCCAGTCGGAGGTGATCGCCATGCAGGCGAATATAAGCCAATTTCAGCGATTTCAAGGAAAGGAAAACCAATGAAGGAAAAAGCAAGCCTGATGAAGCCGGAGGCGCTTCTGTGGGTCGATTTCGAGACCACGGGCACAGACCGTGAGGTGGACGAGCCGCTGGAGGTCGGTTTGGAATGCACGGACGTGCTGGGGGAGACCTCGTATGGCTCGTACCATCACGTCATCAGGCCAGTGGAACTGTCCTTGTACGACTTGAGTCCGTTGACGTTCTCGATGCATTCGGACAATGGTCTCCTGTTCGAACTGGTGGGCGGCAGTCCCCGCGACGACGCGCGCCGCACGGTGGAGAACGCGGTAGGCGAATTCGTCGAATCGTTGGCTCAACGCTTCACGCTGGTGCCGGCGGGAACGAACGTGGATTTCGACCTCGCGTTCCTGAACCGCATGGGCGTGGACATGGGTTTGCTGTCGTACCGCAAGTTCGATTTGACCACATTGCGCTATTACCTCAGGTTCATCGACTGTCCCGATGACCCGTACACGGGCCATCATGGCTCGCACAGGGTACGCGACTGCATCAAACGCGACATCCAGGACTACCGCTGGTACCGCAAGCTCCTGAAGGGAGCATGGTGACCATGGACAATCTCGCAGTGCTCATACTGCTCGTGGCGGTGCTCATCGGATGGCTGGGAGGCGACCATGACGGTCGAAACGCATACTGAATGGCGCACGCGCACTCCCTCCGACCTGATCGGCCACCGATGCATCGCCACCACCCTCACCGGCGTCACCCTGGACGGCCCGCTCGACCTCGACCGGCTGAGCAAGTCCAAGGCGATCCTGAAATACAAGGGCGTGAGAACCAACATCATCATCTGCGACCTGACCGCCGGAACCAACAAGCCGGCACCCGGCATCCGCAGCATCATCATCACGGAAAGCAAACCATGACCTACATCATCCACACCAAAACCGGCAGGACCGAAACCTGCGACAGCATCGACGACGCCGGAGACAGGGCCTTCACCCTCGCAGACCAGACCGGCCACACCGTCAAGGTCTTCAACCAACAAACCGGCCTCGTCACCTTCACCGTCCACCCAACAACCGAGGAAACAGCATGAAAATCAGCTTCGAAGAAAACACATTCACCATCCAAGCCGAAAACCAGCAGGAAACCATCCAACTCCAACAAAACGCACTCGCGCTCGCCGACATGCTCACCACCTACTTCCACAACACCAAGGACACAAAATGAAAAACGAAACGAAAAACAACAGCGCTCGCCGACAGCAGGCCATCAACGATCAGCCCAACGACGGGAAGAACGAACCGCCGTTGCCACCGGCGGACGAACGCACGCTGGCCGTGGCCGAACAACTGTTCGGACTGAAATGGGCGCTCCACAAGGACGATCCGCAACGCATCCACCAGGAATGGGAACACGCGGCAGACTGGATCCGCGAAGCACACATCCGCCAAGCCATCCTCATCCTCGAAACCGCCGACAAACACCACGAATAAACAAAGAACCCGACCTTCCGGCCGGGCTCTGGCATCACCACAAACCAGACTACACCGCCGGAGGGAATCGAACAAATGAACGAACCAGCCAACGAATCCCAACCAACCACCACCAGCATCAACACCGTCACCACAACCGCCATGACAAACACCAACCAAACAACACCAGCGCTCGCCGGCATGTGCCGCGTCTGCGGCCGCGAATGCGCGGCCGGCGACACCCTGTGCACCGACTGCGATGGCCGTCTGCATGGTTGGCTGCGTGGTTATCCGGAGTGGATCGGCGCGTTGCGCGAGTTCCTGGACTCGACCGCCCATTACGGCGGCCACCAGCCGGGACGCGTGAACCTCGCATCCGCGCCCACTCCGGTCAGACTGTCGGTCCTCGACCACCTGCAGGAGATCGATGACATGGCGGTCGCGTTATGGCGCAGACTGTACGCGCCATCGGCGATGCCATGGGTCGATGGCAGACTCCACCCAACCATGCTGGATTGCCTGCGCGTGTGCGCCGACTGTCCACGCCTGCGCCGACTGCCGGACATCGAGCTGATCTGGCATGACTGGGAGTCGCTGACGCGCAGGACACTCGGCATCATCGACGTGCCGCCGTCCAAGCACGGCATCGGCAGATGCCTGAACCCGTTGTGCGGCGTCGAACTGGCGGCGCCCATCGACGCGGTCGAGGTCACCTGCCCGTTGTGCGGGAGCGTCTGGCGCGTGGTCGACGTGCGATTGGGGTTCCTGAGGGAGTGCGTGGCGTCCGGCAGGACGTTCACGGCGGGGGAGTGCGCCGAACTGCTGCGCGAATGCGGATTCCGGTGCAACACGAACACAATCCGCTCATGGCGTCATCGAGGAAAGATCCAGCCGGCCGGCAGGAACGGGAAGGGACAGCCGCTCTACAGACTCGCCGACGTGCACGGACAGATCATGCGACGCGATTCGATTTGACAGAATCGAAAGTGCAACGCATAATTGTCAGTGGATTAGAAGGTTCAAACCGAGATTTCAAATCGGTTTGAACCTTTTTCATATCCACCACAGGTTCTCCTGACTCTGTTTGGTTTGTGCAACCCGTCCTGTCCGAACGGCGATCGGACGCGCTCCGCCCGCTCCACGTCAGAGCGGGCATGCAAACAGCGGCAGACCAAGCCAATCCCGCGACCTCGTGATGCGGTGAAGCTCAAACCCGTCTGCCCGCATGCCTTCGTAGCAGTCAACGGCAGACCGCACCGGCCGAGGGGTCTTCGGATTCTCTTCCCCACGGCCGAGTGCGAGAGCGGGTTCGACTCCCGCCGGAGGCACTCCATGAACGGGGAAAGCCCGGAATCGTCTTCCGGGCTTCCACCTATTCGTTTTCCTTGCGCTTGCGTGGCCTGCCGCCGCCGACGCCTCGACCGGGACGCTTCGCGTTCCACTCGTCGATGGTCTCTTCGTGCCATCCACGGGCCTTGCCGACAAGCACGTCGGGTTCCGGCAGCTTGTAGCGCGCGAGAGCGCCTTTGGTGATGCCGAGCCGTTGCGCGACCTCGGTCATGCTCAGATAACGTTCAGTCATTCTTGCGGCTCCCAGCATATCCGGCCGCGAGTCCCATGATTCCGGCCGCGAGGCCGAAGCCGCCGCCGTGTTCGAGTCCGGCGTGCGCCATGCAGACGACACCGAAGAGCATCGCGACGATGCCGAGGATGGTTGGTCTTTTCATGATGTTCATGGTTCCCTTGTTAGGATGGACGGGGTTCCGGCTACTTGGGATAGCCGGAACCTTTTTTACTTGTGCTTCGGCGGCTTTCTGCCTTCCCTCAGCCCAAGCCAGATGCTCACCGCGATGGCGATTATCTGGAGGATGGTGTCTATCCAGTCCTTGGGTTCCATGTTCACCTCCTTTCCTTATTGACTACATTACTATTATAACAAAGTATGTAAAGTAATGCAAGCCGAATAGAGCCGACACACCGAAAGAAGACAAGCGAATGGCGAAAACGGTACGAAGCCACACAAGGCAATTCGAAAAAGACCGACGCCGATTCTTCAACCAATGCAAGGCCGAACACAAAGTCTGCTGGCTATGCGGCATGCCCATCGACTACACCGCGCCGCAAAACACCAGCGACGAAAGCTACAACCTCGACCACCTCTACCCAGTCTCGAAAAGACCCGACCTCCAACACGACCCGGCAGGCTTCCGGCCAAGCCACACCAGCTGCAACCGGCTCAGAGGCAACCAAGACCCGCCAACACCAATCGGCGCCCTAAGCCGACAATGGATCAATACAAACGACCGAACGACACCGTAGGGGCGGTGAAATCCCGAAAACCACCATCGACCGACCGACCTGCCGCGTGGTTGCGGCTCCTCTCCCCGATGGTGTTTATTGCGTTCGGGGTCGCGCGCGATGGAGGTTCTCATGGCTTCGAAATTCCCTCATGATTCCGTTGGCGATGCTTTGGAGAGATCTTTGCGGAACGCCGACCTGAAGGCCGTGAACTCCGCGGTCGTCGCGGCCGCCAGGGTATTGGCCGCGCGCATCGACTCGATTTGCGATACGGGTTTCATCGACGAGAACGGGAAGCTCGACAACGTCTCATTGCCCACGTTCCTCAAGTACTGCCAATCGCTCGGCCTGACGGTTGACGCTCCAGCGAAGGCCGGCCGTCCGGCGAAGCCGAAACCGGAATCGAAGCCGGTGGAGTCGAAGTCCGGCAAGGTCGTCGCGATGGACGAGTTCATGAAGCGTTTCGGCTAGAAGGCGGTGCATGATGGCGGCGGAGAATCTCGAGGTGTTCGGTGCCATCGACGACGAACGGCACGGCGTGACCATGCCGCGGATCTTCACACCGCCGTTGCGTCCGTTGACGAAGGAGACCTCGAACGGGTTCGCGGTGATCGCGTTCGCCGAGGTCATGCTCCACGTCCACCTGTACCCGTGGCAGCAGTGGCTGCTCGTCCACGCGCTCGAACTGCTCGAGGACGGCTCCTACCGTTTCCGCAAGGTAATCGTGTTGGTGGCTCGCCAGAACGGCAAGACCACGCTGATGGGCGTGCTCGCCGCATGGTGGCTGTTCGTCGATTCGAACAAGCATCCGGACAGGGTGCCGCCCGTGAAGTTCCTCGTGGTCGGCGCCGCGCAGACGCTGGATAACGCCAAAGGCCCGTACAACCAGGTCAAGGAATGGTGCGACCCGCAGCCCGCGACCGACGAGGAGGCCGACCTCGCGATACCCGAATTGCAGGCGTTGACGCAGAAGTTCGTGAACACGAACGGCGAGGAGGCGATCATCGCGCGCTCCAAGGCGCGGTACATCGTGCGCGCCGACAAGAACATCCGAGCCAAGTCGGCCGCGCGCGTGGTGTTTGACGAGTTGCGCGAACAGCACAACGACGACGGCTGGAACGCGGTCTCGCAGACCACGAAGGCCGTCTGGTCGAGCCAGCTGTGGGGCATCTCGAACGCAGGCGACTACCGTTCCGTCGCGTTGCGCAAGCAGGTCGACAAGGGGCGCGGGCTCGTCGGCGAATGGAACCGGCTGGCCGCCGACGGGAGGAATCCGGCGGACTCCTTCACGTCGGGCGAGCATGATGGCTCGTTCGGCTATTTCGAATGGTCCGCGCCCGACAAATGCGCCGTCGACGACGCGGACGCGATACGCCAGGCGAATCCGAGTCTTGGATATGGTCCGATGACCGTCATGTCGGTGCGTTCCGACATCGACGGCATGACCGAGGCGGCGTTCCGCACCGAGGTGCTGTGCCAGTGGGTCACCGCCGACATCATCCCCTTCATCAGTCCGAAACTGTGGGCGCGTGGCATCGACGCGCGCTCCTCGATTCCGGAGGGCAACCGCGTCGTGTTGAGCGTGGACACCTCCGCCGACCGGAGGACCACGTACATCGCCGCCGCGGGAATGCGCGCGGACGGACTACCGCATGTGGAGCTCATCGCGCGTCGCGACGGCATGCTGTGGGTGCCGCGCTACCTCGACCTGCTCCAGGAGCGTTGGCCTCGCATCACGGAGATCGCGGTCCAGGGCAAGGGCTGTCCGGCGGTGGACTTCATCGACCCGCTCGCCGAAAAGGGATGGACGGTGCATCTCATCGAGGGGTTCCGCCTGGGCGCGTGCTGCGGACGTTTCCATGACCGCGTGCGCGAGGGCAAGCTCCGGCATCTTCCGCAGCCCGCGGTCGAACGGCAGGTCGAAGTGGCCGTGAGCCGCAGGCTCGGCGAGGTCGAGGTGTGGGACAGGACGAAAAGCGCTTTGCAGATCAGCGGCCTTGTGGCCGAATCGCAGGCCTTGTACGCGTTGGAGACCATGCAGGCCGAAAACGAAAAACCGAAATACGCGCCGAGCGTCGGCGTGAAGATCAGATTCTGAGATTTTTGAGGGGAGGACGGATGGGTTTCCTTGACAGGCTCCTCCACGGAAACGCGGCCACGGTCGAGATGAAGATGGCCGACGCGGACGCGCATCCGATGCCGGCAACGAGCATCCCGCTCGCCAACGGCGGCGGCTGGCCGTCCGACATGGACTTCTACGGTTACGCGTCCGGCGCCTACTGCCGCGAGTACGCGGTGCGCGTGGTCATCGACTTCATCACGCGCAACATCGCGTCGCTGCCGTTCAAGGTGTATCGGAAGAACGCGCAGGGCGACGCGGAGGAGGTGTCGGACGGCGCGCTGGCCGGCCTGATGAAAAGACCGTCGCCACTGCCCGGAATGACCCGCTACCGTTTCATCAGCACGCTGCTGCGCGACATGCTGCTCGACGACCGTTGGCTCTGCCTGCTCGGCGTTGACGGCAACCGCTTCACATTGCGCCGCATACCATCCGACTGCTACCAGCTGTCAGGCAACGCGTTCGGCGAGATCACCGGCGTGAACCTGCTGACGATGGACAGTCAGCAGGCCATGCATTTCGACTTGCCGGATCCCCGTGTCCACTTGGATGTGGGCTTCATCTCCGGTCTCCGATTCGGCGACAGTGTGACCAGCGTGCTCCGGCCGCTGCTCGCCGAAGCCAGGGCGATGGCGGACTATCGGCGGAGCATCGCCCGCAACGGCATGCAGGCCGGCGGATACGTCTACCGGCCGAAGGAAATGCCGTGGCTCTCCCAGGAGGATTACGACGACTTCACCAACGGCCTGCGCAACTTCATCCGCGACGGCGGCCGCGAGGGTGGCTGGCCGGTCCTGAAGGACGGCATGGAGATGCGCCCGTTGGACAACGTGTTCAAACCGGTCGACGTGAACGACCTGGAGGCCCGCGACCGCATCAACATCATGGTGTGCAACGCGTTCCAGATCTCGCCGGAGAACGTCGGCTTCCGTACCGGCACGAATTCCAACATCAGCGCGTTCAAGGAACAGCTCTGGAATGTGGAATTGATGCCGTACATCGTCGCTCTGGAGGAGGCCCTGAACCTGAGCCTGCCGGACGCGGTCGGCGAACCCGACTGCTACGTCAAGGCGAACGTGGACGCGAAGCTCCGCGGCACCACGAGCGAACAGTACCAGGCGCTTTCCACCGCGACCGGCAGACCGTTCATGACGACCAACCAGGCGCGTCAGATCCTCGACATGCCGCGCGTCGAAGGCGGCGACCAGCTCATCACCCCGCTGAACGTGAGCGAGGGCGGACAGCCAAGCCCGCAGGACGGCGGACAGACGCAGAACGCGCAGACCAACAATCCCGTCAACGGCGAGGACGCGAAGGCCATGCTCGCCGAATTCAAACGGCTTTACCAGTACGACGCGCGGTTCCGAACGGAATGGGACGCGCTGACCAAGGAGGAAACCTCATGAAACTGGATTTCAGGGGCTTCGAACTGAAGTCCCTCGACGAGGGTCAGGGCGAGGGCGTGTTCAGCGGATACGCCAGCACCTGGGACAAGGACCTGTACGACGACGTGATCGTCAAAGGCGCTTTCGCCGACACGTTGGAAAAGGATTACGGCGGCACCGGCGCGGGCATCCCGATCCACTGGCATCACAAGGACGACAAGCCGACCGACATCATCGGCGAGACGCTGGGCGCGGTGGAGGACGAGCATGGACTGCTCGTCACGGCTCGCCTCGACCTTGACCTGCCGGAAGGCAGGCGCGCGTATGAGCTGCTGCAGCGTGGACTCATCCACCAGATGAGCATCGGCTTCCTCGCCGAGGAGACCGCGTTCGTGCAGGACGGGGACAACGCGTTCGAAGGCTACCGGGAGATCCGCAGGGCGAAGCTGTTCGAGATCTCCCTCGTGCAGGTTGCGGCCAACCAGGGCGCGGAAGTGCTCGAAGTGAAGAGCGGACGCGCCATCAGCGCAGCCAACGAGAGCAGGCTCCGCACCGCGCTCGACAGTCTGTGCGAAGCGCTTGACGGCATCGGCTCCGACGACCGGAAGCCGGACGCCGCCGATGACGACTCCGATTCCACGGACGAGCCCGTCGGCCAGTCCGACGATTCCACGGACGGTCCGAAGAAGGAAGACCGCAAAAGCTTTGACCCGCAATGGGCCGAGGAATACAAGACCATCAGCGACTTCTTCTCGCTGGAACATTAAGAAAGGAGTGCCATGAGCCTCATGGACGATCTCGCCGCCGAGAAGAAGGCGGCACAGGCCATCCTCGCCAAGGGCATGGATAACATCACCGAAAAGGAGCAGGAGGAGCTGAAGCGGCATTACGCCGAAGCCAAGAAGCTCCAGGAGCGCGTCAACCTGTTCAAGACGGCCGGCGAGGGACTCGACCGTCTCGCCGGAACCGCGAAGACCGAACGCAAGCGCGCCGAAGCGAAGACCCTCGGCGACTTCTACGTGCAGTCCCTGCAGGAGAAGGGTCTGAGCGTGCTCGCCACCAAGGGCGGACTGTTCTCCACCCCGGAATACAAGGCCGCGTCCGACACCCACGCCGCAGGCGGCGACGGATACGCCCCGTTCCTCACCCAGACCGACCAGAACGGCGCATGGCCGTACGAGCGTCCGCTCGTCATCGCCGACCTGTTCGCGTCCGGCACCATGAGCGGCACCACCATCAAATACCCGGTCTACGGCGCTTTCGAAGGCAACGCCACCACCGTCGCGGAAGGCGGCCAGAAGCCGCAGATCCACCTGCCGGACCCGACATGGACGTCCGACAGCCTGCACGAGATCGCCGCATGGTGGAAGATCACCGACGACATGGCCGAAGACCTGCCTTTCGTCGTGTCCGAGATCAACCAGCACGCCCAGTACAACCTGAAGCTGCAGGAGGAGATCCAGCTCCTGTCCGGCGACGGCAACGACCCGAACCTGAAGGGCATCCTGAACCGCGACATCCAGTCCAAGGCGCAGGCCGCGGACTCCGACCCCGACCGCATCTTCGCTGCCACGACCGACATCTCCACCGCGACCGGCTTCTCCGCCGACGCCGTGGTCATCAACCCGGCCGACTACCAGGCCATCCGCCTGTCCAAGGACAGCAACGGCCAGTACTTCGGCGGCGGCTTCTTCGCCGGCCAGTACGGCAACGGCGGCATCATGCAGAATCCGCCGCTGTGGGGACTGCGTACCGTCGTCACCGAGGCGATGGCCAAGGGCACCGTCCTCGTCGGCGCGTTCAAGGCCGGCGGCACCATCTACCGCAAGGGCGGTCTGGCCGTCGAATCCACCAACAGCCACGAGAACGACTTCACGAACGACAAGATCACGTTCCGCGTGAAGGAACGCCTCGCCCTGCAGGTCAAGTATCCGAAGGCGTTCGTCAAGGTCGCCCTCGGCAAGGCGTCGAAGTGAGGCGCGCATGAGACAGCTCCGAATCGCCGACGCGGCCACCACCAAGGCCGACCCGTCGGTCTACATCGATGACGTGCTGTTCGTCGACGCGGACGGCAATCCGACCTCGGTCGGCGGAGGCTCCTCATACGTGCTCCCCGCCGCCACGGCCAATGCTTTGGGCGGCGTGAAGCTGCAGGTGTTCGGCGAAGCGATCGGCAATGCGAGCGAGAACGTCGCCGTAGCCGCGGCGGGCGCTCCGACGAAGGCCGAATACGACGCGCTCGTCGCCTCCTACAATTCGTTGGCGAAACAGTTCAACCGGCTCATCAACGGTTTGGCGAAGTCCGGCGTCATCCAACTGCCGGCGTCGTCCTGACGCAGAAGGATGTGAGCGGAATGAACGTGGTTCCGGACATGATCGCCGACCCGTCGTCCTTCCAGGACGACGCCGAATTCCGTCTCAGGGCCGCGCAGGCCGCGATCCGCCGCGAATGCGGCTGGCACGTCATGCCGAACGCCGCATTGTCCGGCGTGATCAACTCCCGCGGCGGCTCGGTCATCCGGCTTCCCGCCCGCCATGTGACGAGCGTGGAGTCGCTGACCGACCGCGACGGCAACAAGCTGTCGTACGCCTACGACCCCGAGACGGGTCTCGTGGAATCGCTCGACGGCGGCTTCCCCGCCGGAATCGCCGCGATTCGCTACGAGATTCACGCGGGATACGATGACGCGCCGGACGTGCAGCAGGTGCTCGTCAACGCGGCGAAACGCGCCGGCATGAGCGCCGGACTGGTCACCTGGCAAAGCACGAACGGCTCCAGCGCGTCCTATGACGTGGTCACGCTCATGCAGGACGAGAAGGACAAGCTCAAACCCTACAAGCTTGGAGGCTTGCCGTGAGCCTGCTTGACGAACTGAACGTCTTCGACGGCTGGAACATGTCCGGAGTCACGAAATGGCGGCGGCTCAGGGCGAAACCGGTCGATGACGCGTACAGTGGTGATGCCACTGGCGAGGATTGGACGAATCCGGACGTGCTGGAATTCTCCGGCTCGTTGACCAGTTCCAGCAGCACGCGCGTTCCAAACGGATTGCGTGAACAGACATCGAGCATCGCGTATCTGACGGTACCGGACCCGAAACTCGACATCGTGCCGGGTGACAGGATCCGCGCGGTGCCGGATGACGGAAGACGCTGGGAGGTGTCCGGCTATCCAAGCCGCGACGCCAACGCGTTCACCGGCTGGAATCCGACCGTCGAGATACCGCTCCACGAATACAGGGGATGAGCAAATGAGCGTGAACGTCAAATTCAACGACCAGTACTTCGATGAGATCCTGCAGTCGGCGGGGGTGAAGGCCATGACGAAACGAGCGGCCGAGAAAGCCCTCGAATACGCCAAATCACATGCGCCCGTCGACACCGGCGCATACCGCGATGGCCTCAAGATCGATACCGTGCGGCATGCGCATCGATCGACCTGCATGGTCGTCGGTACCGACGCGAAGACACTGCTTGTGGAATCGCAGACAGGCAACCTCCGCAAAGCCCTGAAGGCGGCAAAATCATGAGCGTCGTCATCCCACCGGATTTGGAGCTGTGGTTATGCTCGCGCATCAGGGAACGGCTGGTCGGCGAGATGCCGGGATTGAAGGTGTCGAACCGCGAGCCGGACGATTACGACGGAGGATATCCTCTCGTGGTCGTGCGGGACGATGGCGGCGATCAAACGGACAGGGTGCTGTTCGACCGTTCCGTGGGCGTCACGGTGCGGTACGGAAGCCGGAAGACCCCGAAGCCGTGCCG